GATCCCGGACGAGATCCACCTTGGCAACACTCTTCGCAAGGCCGTGGTAGAGGCAATGTTTGCTTTCGCTGTTGCGAAGGTGGGCATTGCCTCTTCCGGCAAGGTGTCCCTTGGTCATGAATACGGATCCGTGTTTGTTGATCTGGTCAGCTTGGATGACTACTTCTGCGACATGAGCGCCACGTCACGCAACGCGATTCAGTACGAGGGCAACGATTACTGGGTTTGTTTGCATGACGCTCGCAAGATGGCCGATAGCGGCGTGAAGATCGAGCCCGACAAACACACCGTTGTTGGGGATCAGGGCGAGAATAGGGCGGATGGCGTTTCTATTAGCGAGGGAGCCGATCTTTACGAGGACAAGGTTTGGCTCCGCGATGTTTGGATTCCTGAGTCCCGCAAGATCGTGACGTACGGGGTCAAGAGCAAACAGTTAATCCGTGAAGTTGACTGGGAGGGGCCGGAATGTGGACCGTATCACGTCCTTGGATTCTCTGACGTTCCTGGCAATCTCATGCCGTTGCCGCCGGTTGCGCTCTGGCGGGATCTCCATGAACTCGGGAACAACCTGTTCCGTAAACTTGGCCGGCAGGCTGATAGCAAAAAGACCGTGGCAGCATTTCAGGGAGGCAACGACGACGACGCCAATGCACTCAAGAATGCCTCCGATGGAGAGGGCATCAAATATAGCGGCCAGAAACCCGAAAGCATCACGGTTGGCGGAATTGACGCTCCTACGCTGGCGTTTTACATGCAGGTCCGCGATCTGTTCTCCTACTTCGCCGGTAACCTGGACACCCTTGGCGGACTGGCCCCGCAGTCGTCTACGGTTGGCCAAGACAAGCTGCTAGCACAGTCGGCCTCTGCGCGGCTCAAGACCATGAGCGAACAGACGGTTGACTTTGCCAAGGGTATATTCAAGTCCATCGCGTTTTACGAGTGGGGAGATCCGATCAAAGAACGCGAGATCGAGAAGTTTGTTCCGGGTACGGACGTGTCCATCCGCAAGTTGTGGACCGTAAAAGACCGCAAGGGGAAATTCGAGAACTATCTCTTCGATGTTGACGTGTACTCCATGCAGGACGATTCTCCATCCGAAAAGCTGCAAAAAATCGGCATGGCTCTGGAGCGTTTTGTGTTCCCGGCCCTCCCGCTGTTGCAGGCCCAAGGCGGGCAGATTGACTTCAAGGAGCTTCTGTCTCTGGTCGGGCGGCTCGGGAACATTCCTGAGCTGTCGGATCTGGTCAGATTCCAGAATGCGGACACGGTGAACGAGAACCAAGCCGAAGCGCAAGGAGGGGAGCAGGAGCCCCCTGGGATGCCGGCCAACACTACCCGCACCTATGAGCGGGTGGGACGGCCGGGAGCCACGCAGGCCGGCAAAACAGCAAACATGATGCAAGCCCTGATGACCGGCAAGGATGCCGGCGGAAACTCGAAGGTATAGTATGCCGATCTACTGCTACGAGGACAAAAATGGAACCGTGTACGATGAAGTCTTCCCATGCGGACAAGCGCCAAAGATGATCGTCGTTGACGGGGTGAAGGCTTTTCGGTCTTTTGCGGCCGAAAAGAAGAGCGTGCCGGCAACCGCCGGCTGGCCGATGGAGTGCATTGCTTCCGGCGTGAATGCCGCTCAGGCTGGAGAACTGCGCGAACACTTGGCCAGCAAGGGGGTGCCAACGGAGGTCAGCCGGGACGGAAATCCGATCTACCGCGATGCCAAGCACCGGAAGCGTGCTCTGAAGGCAAGGGGAATGTTTGACAGACGAGCATATTTGTGAGATAGTGTCTTCACGAACAGGGAAAAGCCAATGAAAGTTGAAGCGAAAACTGACGATGTTGCCAAGACCGACGCGCCTGAAAAGGGTCGGGTTTCAGAGTCTCTTGCTGCCGAAATAACTGGCGGCGTAGATGCAGTTGTGGCCGAAGCGGAGAAGAAGCGCCCCGCCAAAGAGAAGAAGGCCAAAACGCAAGAACTTCCGGTAGAGGAAAGCCAAACCCCTCCCGAGGAATCAGGCAAGTCCAAGACTGCCGCTGGCGAAGATGAACCCCCGAAGGAAGACAAGGCCAAGCCTGTCGAAATCGGAGATTCGCACATCGAGCGTGCTATCAAGGCCGGCATGAGCATTGCAGATGCGAAGGAGTTCAAGAGCCCAGAGGCCCTCGAACGCTTTTGCTCCATGCTTGAAGCCAAGAAGGCCGACAAGCCCGATGGGAAGGACTCGAAACCTGTTGTTGCCACCGACGAACTGTTGACTGAGATCAATGCGATACCCGATCTGGACCCTGCCGAATACGACGAGAAGGTTGTGGCGGCGTTCAAGGCCCTAAAGGGAATCGTCCTCAAGCAGCATTCGACAATCGGCGCCATGCGGGACACCCAGGCAAAGGGAGAGGGAAACTGGTTTGACAACCAGATTGCCGCTCTTGGCGACGGGGTAGTTGACGCAGTTGGCAAGGGCACAAAGGAAAAGTTGGACCCGAAGAGTTCCCAAGCTGCTAAACGGAACGAGATTGAGGACAAGTTCAACGTGCTATCAGCAGGCTACAAGGCCGCTGGCAAGCCCGTCGAGCGCGAAGCCGTCTTCTCCGAAGCCGTTAAGCTGGTCTTGGGAGACGTTGCCGCGAAGCAGTCTGAAACCGAAAAGGCGGCGGTTTTGGCGAAGCGAGCAACCCAGCACATCAACCGCCCTAACGGATCTCGAAACGCGCCGGCAAGCGATCCCCTGAAGGACGTAGCCGACGCTCTTGATCGAAAGTATTTCGACAAGAAGTAAAGGAGCAAAATGAGCCTTCAATTCAAGGATATCGATGATGCAGTGCTGTTGACGCAGACCAAGCTGATTGAGCGTGGTGCGTTCTTGGACCTCCAGACGGATCTGGCCGATCACGTCGCGGTTCGGGAAATGTGGCAGGGTCGCCAGAAGAAGTTCGAAGGCGGCACCGACTGGGAGTTTCAGGCGCAGATGGATCATAACCATTCCGCACGGGCGGTTGGCCTGTTCGAGACGGACGGTTCGAGCTTTGGCGATTCGTTCGCCACGGGCAAGACTGGCATCCGTCACATCAACGCCCATTACATCTACGACCAGCGCGAGCAGGCGTTTCAGCGCGGTGGGACGGCCATTGTCGATCTGGTGCAATCGCGCTATACCGGCATGATGGTCTCGTTCTACGAGTTGCTGGAAGGCTACCTGTGGAGCAAGCCGGTTGACTCCAGCGACGACAAGACCCCGTTCGGCATTCCGTACTGGATCGTGAAGAACGCCACGGAAGGTTTCAACGGCGGCAACCCCGCTGGCTTCACCACTGGCCGCGCCGGTCTGTCCACCACCGACTGGCCCCGTTGGGCCAACTACACCGCGCAGTACACGAACGTCTCGAAAGAAGACCTGATTCGCAAGATGCGCCGTGCCCACCGCGTGAGCCAGTTCCGCTCGCCGGTCTCCCACGCCAATCCGTCTCTCGGCGGGACCTCCAACGGGATCTACACGAATGATGCCGTTGTTGGCCTGCTGGAAGAACTCTGCGAGACCCAGAACATGGATCTCGGCAACGATCTGGCGTCCCGCGATGGTCGCGTGATGTTCAAGTCGAGCCCGATCACGTACGCGCCTAAACTGGACGATGACTCCACCGATCCGGTGTACATGATCGACTGGAAGTGGATGGCTGTTGGCGTGATGGCTGGATGGGAAAACAACCTGTCGGCTCCTCAGCCGGTTCCGGGCAAGCACCTGGTTCGCCGCGTGGATCTGGATGCCTCCCTGAACACGGTTTGCACGAACCTGCGTCGTCAGGCCGTTATCAGCAAGGCGTAAGGATGTGAGGGGGCCGGTTGGTGCCGGCCCCCGCTCTCAAACTGGCTGAGGGTTAGCGCCCTTGCCGGGAAACGACCAAAGAAAGAAAGAAGGCTACAAATGGACAGATCCTCAAACGGTTACACGAAATGTGCCAACACCATCGTTGAATGGGTTTGGTTTGAGAGCTCCTCCGCCCTGCCGGACGGCGAAGCGGTGTGCTACAACACGAATTACGGCACGGCCACAGCCCGTGACGGCCGGCGCTGCAATCGCGTCGAATTCCCCTCCTCGGCAAACAGGATG